TGGGCAATAGATGATACCAGTATCATAGAAGTCTGGACCCTTGTAACCAAGGAGTGCATATTCTACTGATGTAGTTCTGGATGGGCTATAGCCATAATTACCGTAAAGAGAAGCATTTTGAACTTCGGTTCTTGTGTCACGATAAACGTTAAAACGCCCACCGAGAGAACCAACTTTGGCTACGCCAGTTTGGTTGGTGTTAACATTACCTTGTACAGTTAACCATTGGAATTCTGGCAACATTTCAAAAATAGCGCACACGCGAGGTGTAGCTACGATGAAGTTTGCGGAACCACGACGGTTACGAACTGCGATACGATTTGATTCGATGATAATTCTCTGGTAGAAGTCACGATTACGTTCAACAAGCCAACGGCCATCAGCAGAAGCTGGCGACCATACGGAATAACCTTGTCCCCTGCCGCCATTTAAGGAGGCTTGAACCATGCGCATAATCATTTCACGGTCAATTTCAGCTTGAATTTCATAACTCATTGCGTTAGTGATTTCAGCGTCGATATCGATACCGTTCATGTTTTTCAAGTCTTGTTCAAGTTCTACAGACCAACGAGCACCAAGTCTACGAGTACCTGCTTCAACAGCAGTCTTTTCGAAACCGAGTTCTACGGTAGGTATGTTTTGGGAGATTTCGAAATTCTTAAGAATTTCAGCAACCCCTTGATCTTGTAACGAGAATTCCCAATCAGATCCAGCTCCTAAACCACTGAGACCAGCAGCAGAAGTTCCGGTGAAACGAGTGTCGAGATGTTGCCATCCGAGTTCGTTTTGACCTTTACCGCTACCATATTGACCTTTTGGTGTGGTTTCGCGGGTGCTTCCTGAAGGTTCTAATGTACCACCAGAGGCAGCAGCATTGTCTTGGAAGTTACCACCAAGAGTCGTTGAACCGTACTTGTAACGCAATGCAAATGCGAGTCCAACTGGACCGCTCATTGGTTGAACCCCAACGATTTCATTAGAAATCAATTCAGGGAATGTACGACGAATCATTGGAATAAGGATCTTAGGCAAACGATTATCACCAGTTGCATAGTTGTCACCAGCAGGTGTCAAGGAAGCGTTACCGCCACCAGTTGCACCAACTCCAGCACCACCATTAACTCCAGCATAACCGAATACACTATTAGATCCACCAGCGTAAATACCAGCTTCATTTAAGCACCAAGATTCTTGGTTCTCTAAAAGCATGGCTGTGTTTAAGCGAGTATGATCATCTTCGATTGGGCTAACGTTCTTTGAGGAATAATCGAGCACAGGTGCCCACTTTTCCAAAAGAACCCGAGCACGATCTTGATTAATATAAGCTTGTGTAGGTTTGATTTGTTTCATGTTTTTTATTTTCTTTCTTTTTTTCGACCTCAAGTGTCACTAGACACAGGATTTCAAGTAGTTTATACTTCTACCAAATTTTTAGAGGCTTATTAATATTTACTCAATTCGCTCAAATAATTATTAACGTGGCCAAATTTTTCTTGATTAGATTCTGCAATCAATTCATCTTCATCACTTTCCACACCAAATACGTTAGTGGAAACTTCGCCAGTCACAGGTCTATCAGATTTAATTTGTCTTTTTTCAAATGCTTGTTCTTTTAATAAAGCCAAACGTTCTTCTTCCTTTTTATCAAAAAGACTTAATGTGTAATCTAAATTTTCTCTAATGAATTTTGGAGATTTGCCATCCAAAACTTTAAGTGCATATTCCCTTTTCTTTGGGGATAATTTTGCAGTCTTACTTTCAATAAGAAGAGTAGCTTCGGTTTTTTCAAATTCTTCTTTAATAGTTTGCAATTCTGCCTTAGCTAATTGCTCAGATTTCTTTGCTTCTTGAATTTGATTTTTCCCGTCGAGCAATGCATCTTTTAATGAATCACTTAATAATGCTGTGTCTATAGCTAAAGATTCTCTTAAGTTATTAAGTATAATTCTAGCTTTATTATTTCTGACAGCTTCTTCAATTGTTTTCTGTGGGACTTTTGATTCCACAAATAAATCAAGATAATGAGAAATCTTATCAACTAAATCGTCTTTAAATTGTTTGGCTTGCTCACCAATAACTGTTTGATATTTACTAACAACCATTTTAAGTTTTTGCGCATTATTAGCATCAACGGCTTCGACAATTTTCTTGAGCTTTGTAGTTCTATCGATGTCGATAGTTTCTAATAACTTTTCCAGTTTTTCAGAATACTCACTGTCTTGTTCGTTTAATGCTTTTTCTACGTGTATCTTAACTCTTTCATTGACAGCTTCATTAAATGCTGATTCAATTTGTTTTAATGTTTCTTCAGTCAATATACCTTGAGTAGCTTCCTTGAGGATGTTAGAAATTTCTTTTCCCATATTATTAGTTATCTAATTTTATATTATTTATTTAGAGTTCTTGTTTTTTTTATTCAACCAAGGCGGCAAATTTCCTTTTTTCTTTTTTCCAGATTTCGGTTTTTTGGATGTTGGTTTTTTAGATTCCGAATCATCGCATGATTCGCAAGAATCATCGCTATCATCTTTTCCAAAAGGCTTTACCTTCTTCGCTTCCATTAACTTGTTTCTAATTTTTTCTTTAATTAGTACGCCCAAATTGGAATTCGCTTTGCTATAATCGTTTTCCATCATAGCATCTAAAAAATTTATAATATTATCTTTTTCTATTTTTCTCATATTTTTATTTAGTTTACTTTATATTTTTAAGAAAGTTAATAATAGATTCTTTCAAATAAGATTCGACATCGTGCTTCGGTAAATTACTAATTCTATCTTCGAAAATATTATACACTTCTTCGTATTGTCCGCTCTCCTTTAAAACATATTGTTTTGATTCTAAAATTCCATTAACAAATGCTTTTGGATAACTAGGATCCGCAACACAATCTATCGCAACCAATCTTAAATTCTTAACTATATTTTTTCCGCCCTTTTCTTCGAGTTGGCCTAATGCCCTAGAACTCATGCCCAATTTCACTCCATCATTGATTAACGATTTAATAATCAATCCACAAGGTGTCGAAAGCACTTTACTTTTTCCCAAAAAAACATTTCCATCTTGATGCAATTCCGTCACCATATGACATGCCCTTTCCGGATTTACTTCTGCTGATTGAGGATGATTTAATTCTCCTAATGATCTTGCATTCGTAATCATTTCGGATTTATATCTATCAACCTCACGCACTAATTCATGTAATGGGTATAATCTATTGTTTCTGTTAACACCTTCAGCCATCATATATGGACCTTTAATAAATAATGTTGATGGAGAAGTGCGATCCCTTTCCTCCATAATATATTCAAATTGTTCTTCCGGTGCAGGTCTTTCCACAATTAATCTTAATGACATAAAATTATTTATGTTATTTATAATTTATTTCTCTAAAATTAATTACAATTAATTAAATACTTGAATGCAATTTGATTCAAATATGACGTTTAAAGATTTTTTTAATCTATTAAATGAAGCCGGAAGATCAAGAAGTAGTGGCGGCAGATCCGACACGCCGGAAGAAAACGATAGACGAAAAGATAAAGGTCTTGATAAAAAGGGGAGAGCAAGAGGTGAAAAAGGGGGGCCGAAAACAAGAGGTGCCGCCGGATCAACTCCAGAAGCTGGATCTATTACCGCAATAGAAAGAGGTGCTGAAAACATTTTAGATCCAAGACGAGCTGTCGCAGTAACCGGAGCAACATATTCAACAGCAAAAGCAATGGATAGAGAGTTGGATGATGAAGTAAAGATTCCTAAAGAATTGGTAGATCAATTAAAAGAGATGTATCCAGAGTCGGCTAGATTTTCCGAAAGTATTGTTAAATCAAATATAGGAACTACTTTAAATGCATTGTTTGCTGAACATGGTGTATTATCACCAAGTCAAATGTATAAAACAATTGATGGTGGATTAATATCTGAATATGTAGATTTATTAATTGATGGGTATAAGAGAATATTTCCGGAATCAATTGTGAAGACTGATAAAGGAGAATACATCACAACACTTACAAAAAACTCCGAACATTTTAAATATGGTGCCCCATTCGAAGAAGATCCTAAATTTAAAAAGATTTATAATTTAAATACTAAAAGATTATTAAGAGATATAGTATCTAAAAAGGGCAAAGCTCCCACAGTACAAACTATACATTTTCCAGAATACAGTACTTACAAGATGTTAGATATAGGAAAAGAA